CAACCTTTGAATTATCCTCACGGAGTCTCACAGATCTCACAAACTTTCTCAACGGAGCTTTCCTCACGGAGTTGGTTTGGAGTTTCTGGAGCTCTCACGGAGCTGGTAAAACATTAGAAGGGAGGGGCAGCGCGGATGACTTAACCTGTTATAAAGTAACAACCTATAATAAATAAGTTTAAATAACAAGCTATTGCTAGCCGACTACCATCCCTTTTCGAGATGTTGAATCTTCGTTATACGTAACGTTCCAAAACGGTGTTTTCTTAAACAACAAAACGGGATCCAATTCAGGGATCCATACATAGAGCTTACCTCGGGGCCCGTCGCTCACGGGTCTCTACCGGACTCAAACTCCTCCTCAACTTGTGATTTGGGCCTAAGTTTACCACGTAGGGCTACCTATCCAGCATTTTACATCAGCTGGAAAGATGGAATGTTTTGATAGATACATTCAAACTAGCGTATAGCCGCGCACACGGCCGCCGTTATAAAAACGGCGAAATAGGAACCTCACACGGCCAGGAACACAATGGTTCCTCCGATAGAAAGGGTTCCAGTGGCTGCAGCAAGCACAGCCCGACAGGTTATCGTATCCGTCCCATTCATCTGAACGAATGCTGACTGAGTCAGATACGCATCCGAACACACCGCCGTGGCATACGAAACATCCGGCAGTGTGTTGATTATCGAAGTCCCGTTCTTCTGAATAGAAGCGGAAAAATTCGTAATTGTGTTGAGCGTATCATTGGCATTCGCTGTCATCATAACCAGGTAATTACCTGGTTGGGGTGTAAACACACCCGCAGCATTGCCAATACTCAAACCTTGTGTCCCAACAACGCTCAACATCGGCATCACAATGGCTATACCATTGGTTACCACAGTAGATATTGCGTCTTGGAACATGGACACTTGATTGTTCACAGGTGCACTGAGGTTGGTGCTCAATATGGGTTTCTCAAAATACCCAGCGTAACGCACATGGAGTTCACCAATTGCTGTAGTATTGGATGCATTCCCAATACCAGCAATAAAGAGAATCCCAGCGTCATACGTCTTTATGTCCGTACCACCTGGCAAGATGCCGGGACGGACATACTTCGGCCCATTGTTAAAAGCTTCACGACAATCAACACGCAGAAGAATATCTTCACAGGGCATCCCATCAGCATGGGGGTCGCTGTCAAGCATAATCTGCTTATTCGTGGGCGGGGAATCTGCGGAGTCATAATCAAATGTCATAGCCACCTTCCCTATTGTGCCTGCAGTTGCGAACTGCGACACTTCATGTTTATAATAAAACTCCAACTTTGTGAAAACGTATTTCTCAAAGCGGTTTGCAAGGCTTGACAACCAAGGAAACACAACCGATTGGCCTGGATTTGCAGGGAACTGCAATGCGGTTCCCGTGATGACCGGTGTGTTCGTCCCAGCGCCACCAAAGGTAGTCGACCCAGAAAAGTCCGTAATAAACTCATCCTGGGCGAACGGGGTGCGACCCCTACCTGTTCGTATACCATCTGGCGCCCCTCGATTGGAGTAAGCACCAGTGGCCCGATTCTGGGGTTTTCCACCCCCACGACGCCTCCGACTTCTCCTACGGGGCTTACGGGCCTTCATTCGTGCAACTGCTCTTTGATACCCAGCTCCCTTAGGAGGGGGTAAAGGGGGCAATCGCTTGTTTCCCCTTCTCAACGTTCTTCTTCCTTGTCTCTGTGGTAGTCCGATCTGATTCATCGGATTATAAAACTGACTTTTTATCCCGGGGAATTTCATTCCGGAAGCAAAGGATACCGCCGCCTTTTCAGGAGTGACGCGGGCCTTACCTTGCATAGTCAGAGGGAATTCGACACCCTCAAGACCTAGGTAGAATTTACGGAGATCACTCTCAAGTGGTACTGAGGAAAGAGCGTCCTTCCATTCTTTTGAATCTCTCAGAACAGGACCATACATCTCAACCAACCACGAGATAAATTCCCGCAGGTAACAACGAATCTGAACATCAGCCCACCCCACGCGCAGCAATGCTGCCGCACGAACGAGGGTGTAAGCTGGGTCACCTGGGGATCGAGAATAGAGGAGACTACTAAGCAATTTCTGACGGTTATATATAGGTATCGCAATACCATCAACATAAACCGTAAACGCTGACAAAAAGTCTAACTCATCTACTGGACGCGGGTCCAAGCAATCGGTGGTTGTAGTCACACCGATCCTTGCCCATTCAACAATGAGAGATCTAGCATTGAAGAAGCTAACCGCTTCGTCGGAAACGGTCCAAGTGTTATCATCACCAACAAGGGCGAGGGCAAGGTGCTCCTCAAACGCTTGATAAGATCGAAACTCACTAGGACTAACCATCTGCCACCCGTATGCAAGCAACAGGTACAGGATTAACGTATTATCCACGATGGTGTTAACAGAGCCGGAGGGATTACCTCCCTGCTTCATTATAAAAACACCATCGGAAGTGATAATGACCGTGTTTATCAAGTTGCGGTAGTACACACGCAACCGCGCCAAATTATCAGGCGTCCGGTCTTCCTCACGAAGCATAGACCAACGGAACTCAGCTACAGCCCACATCAGGTGGGCCCTGAGCGAGGAGTCATATTGGGATTCATCAAGAGCAAAACCATTGGGGTGCTTACTCAGCTTCCGCACAAGGTTATTCCAACCACCCTTCCAAGGGGAGAATCCAACAGCACTCGCTGTCTGCAGATGTGAGGCATAAAATTTCTCATTCATATCCTCAAACAATCTGTTTCCGTGTATAGTCATTTCAACGGGACCTGCGGTAAAGGTGCGCAACGAATTTGCATCAATCTTTTCCTGCAACCGGATCTCTTCCTTCAAAGAGTTGCCGAAGACTGCGACGTACTCATCGTCAATCAGTCTAGTCCAATCATCCTCCATGTACTGTTCAAAACCTTTCCAACTATCATACATGGCTCGTTTATTTGCATACTTCCGTGTCCACGGGAAACCAGGCGACGTTGTCATATCCAAACCCTTAATGACTTCATCCATGGTTTTAACCCGCGAATTTTGCATGTGGACGCCAAAATGGCAGTGGAGCCAATCCACAGCACCATTCATGGCAAGCGCTTGGCGAGCATCAAGAGCCGGAACACTCTTGGCATACTTCGCTAGCGAGATATAAGCCGCCTCCTTATTGGGCACAGGCAGCCCCCAGCTCGTTCTATCAACCGTTTTATGGGTTTCATTCTCGAACTGGGCAACGTTCATATCCAAACCACGTCTATTCCTCCCAACAAAGTGCTTGGGGATAGAACCTAAAACGGGGAAATAACGTTGTTTGAGCATTTTACGGTGCAACGCACTTAGCACCGCTGTACCTTGAAAACCTGATTGGAACTCCAAGGGATATCGCCTCCAGAACTCCTTACCATCCTCTACAAGAATGGAAGGAGGTGGAGGCATCATTGAAAAAGCGTGCTCTTCAACCGGGGGGTAGGTGCCTGGATTTGCGCAACCATACTTTCACTAAACGGAATGAACCTGTTACAGTGAGTACCCCCGCCGATATGAATACCGACCAATGCTCCATCTTCCACGGCATACACTCCTCCACCACAGACCATAAAATCCGTGGGCGCGTCGTACAAGCCCTCAGTAGAGCAAAAACCGACGCCAAAGCTGGGCTCGACCTCATCTTTGGGTGTAAAACCTATCTGGATAACCCTCTCATTTTTAGGGGCACGGATATGGACTCTCTTACAAGAGAGTGAACCGTAAGTACGGTAAAAACCCAAATCCTCCACTCCATCAAACGGAACCAGATCACCTCGCAAATCTGCGGACACAGCAGCGTTATAGACGCTTGCTGGTTTCTCCTCTTCACACGAGTGCAACGGAACTATAACAGCTCCTGGCACAAGCGTCCCCGAGGATGTTTCCTCCTCCCCGTAGCAAACCTTAACACAATTAATTGCGATGTCATTATAGACAAACCGTTGCTTACCGAGGAGAGCCTCATCCACCAAGGGAAACGACTCACGCCGTGCTTCTTCCAAACGCACCTTCTCTCCATGCGTGTGAGATTTTGGGGTTATTTTCGCGCGCCGAATCGCACGCCTGCGATAGGCAACGACTTGTGGGTCAACGTGACGAGGAAAATACTTCATGCCGAGCTCTTCAGCCTTCTGGGGAATTGCTCCCTCCTGAATATCTGTTCTTGCTCCATAAGCACTACCACCATCGAGCTTTCGATCAAGCTCCTCCTGATAGCGGTCCATCTCTTCATTACGCCGCGCATCGCGGTCCTCATGAAGGTGTTCATCGACGTCTTCATCTGAAATCAAATGTTCAAACCGCTTCTTAAAAGGGCGCCGTGTACGAACAGGCGCCGTCCAACGAACCTTAGGGCGGTTGTTGGAACCGGGATTTGACTCAGGTATTTCTACATCAAAATCACGTTTTCCTGATGCCAAGGTATAGGCCACAGTCATAATCACCGACAACCCGACGACACAAATCGCACAGGCGGTCGCAAAACTGGCATAGGGTTTCACCTTATTCTCGACATACGAATAGGATTCAGAGGCCACTTCTTTGGTGATAGACCACCATGAACCTTCGGACTCCTCATTAGGGTCACTATCCTGATCTTCACGCTCCTGGTTCAAATAGGCCTCAATAGACCCCTCATTATCAACCAATAGAACTTTATCATAACCTGCAGCTGCAGCAGCATACAGGTGATTCAGGTCCAGCCCCTCCTTTCCTTCGGATCGCACAGGGTATGAAACCCCGGGTTTTCGTGAGGGGCTATCCATAAGCCCTGCACTCACAAAACTCTCACTGACCGGACGAGCCAACTGTTCCTTCTTCCACTGACGTGAACGCACCAACAGAGTTTTCATACTCTTAGTGTGCGCCAAAACATCGTCATCGCTTACAGCGTGCAAAGTTTGCGTGGTTGCTCCAGTTTGCTTCCAATCGGCAGCGTGGGGGTGCAAAACACTCCCAAATCCGGTTTGATGTTCCTTTCCTTGTGGTGTTTGGGCCCGAGTACAAAAAGCACACTCAGCCTTCAACCCATCGTGGACTTCGTAATCTCCATTACCAAACTCCAACGTATGTTCAACCACACGGTCAGCGGCGCGCTGATCGCGCGCCCTCGCCTCTTTCAACGTTATATACTCAGAATCATCCTTACACTTCTCCTTATCAGCATACTCTTTCTCTATATCATCTATAGCTTCTTCCAAAACACTGGTGCCACCGTACTCCTTAGGCGATGACCCATCACTAGGACATCGACACAAGTAACTGTGGCAAACCAAACAAACACCACTCACCCCAAAAACGGGAGCGGCACTCATTGGAATTTCTTCACCATTGGCAAAGGCTCGAACAGATGTAGGTATATCATTAACCGTAG